CAGCTTCAACTTCTCGAACTCGAAGAGAACGTCCGGCGCGAGGACTTGACGTGGCAGGAACAGTGCCTTGCCGTCGACACTTATCACAAGTTGCGGGCCATGTCCGATCCTGAGTGGGACATGAACAAGACCGCCTCTGCCCTCGGCATGGACCGCTCGACCGTCGGCAAGTATCGGTCCGTGGCGAAGGAGATCGAGGATGGAAATGATCGAGTCAAGTCAGCACCGGCCTTGTCCACCGCCATCGGCATCACCACTCGAAGTGCTGCACGAAAGCAAGCGTCTGTCCTCGAAACGGTGGCGCGAGTCATCGACCCTGCGCTCCCCCCTGCCGCCGAAGTCAAGCGCGCACCTCTTCTCTTAGTCGACTTTTCCGAGTGGGCACCCGCTTACTCCGGCCCAAAGTTCAACTTCATCCACTGCGACTTCCCCTACGGCGTCAACGCACAGTCCCACGCCCAAGGCGCCGCAGCTGCATACGGAGGTTACGACGATGCTCCCGACGTTTATTGGAAACTTCTCGCCACTCTCTCCTCCGCTATGTCGAATGTGGTTGCTGAGTCAGCTCACCTCATGTTCTGGTTTTCCATGGACTTCTACCAAGAGACTGTGGAACGCCTATCGGAAATGGGGTGGGACGTACAGCGGTTTCCTCTCATCTGGCACAAGTCAGATAACATTGGTATCCTTCCTGATCCGACACGTGGTCCGCGTAGGATTTACGAGACTTGCCTCATCGCCTCGAGAGGCGACCGCCCGATCGTGAGGTCCGTCTCGAACGTCTTCTCCGGCCCGACCTCGAAGCGCATCCACATGTCCGAGAAGCCCATCAACATGCTGACCAAGTTCATGGAGATGTTCGTCGATGAAAATACTACAATGCTTGACCCGACCTGTGGTTCTGGAAACGCAGTCCGCGCAGCACAGAACCGCGGAGCGGCAAGCGTACTTGGTCTCGAGAAGATCGAAGAGTTTTTCAACGCAGCAAAAGGAGCATACTACAATGACGACCTCTAAAAACACCGCCGACCTCGTCGCCTCGCGCCAAGCGGCGCACGGAGACTTCACTGATCACGCCCGGTGCACACAGCACTTGAAGCTGACCATCGACCTCGAAGTCGCCGCCCGTCATGACCGGGGCCAGCCGCCTCTCTCCCCTACGCAGCGCGAGTCCGTCGACATGATCCTCCACAAGATCGGCAGGATCGTCGCCGGGGATGCCTCGTTCCAGGATCACTGGGATGACATCGCGGGCTACGCAAGGATTGCGAACGGCCAGCGTTGATACATATCCGTGCATGATGCACACATACATATCGAGGCCGACATGCTAATGATAATCGGGGACGCTCCGTCCAAAGACGACATCGACAGAGGACAAATATTTACCGGCGCCCCCGGTTCTCTTCTCAAGAATTCCCTCGGACAGTTTGGCATCGCCATTGCCGAGGCGAGGCTCACGACGTTGTTCTCCGACTACATGGGGGACATTAAATTCAAGTTGGGGCCGAAGGCCGACGCCATCCCAGGCACGACCGCGCTCATGTCCGGCAAGTACTTGCCCCGGCGTTACGCCCCGGACCTCGACCGCCTGCACAAGGAGATCAACGATGTCAACCCAACCTGCATCCTCGCCCTCGGCGCCACTGCTCTGTGGGCCACGACTGGCAACTCCGGTCTCAAGAATATGCGCGGTACTGCTTTGCCTGGCCTTCCCGTCATCGGTGGTCGCAAGGTCATCCCAACCTATCACCCCACTGCCATCTTCAAAGAGTGGAAGCTACGCCCTATCTTCCTCGCGGACCTCTCAAAGTTGCGACGGGAGATGGAGTACCCCGATGTACGCCGACCTGTTCGTCAGGTATGGATTGAACCGGACCTTCACGATCTCGCTCGTTTCGAGCAAGAACATATTCTACCGTCGGAATTTCTGTCAATCGACATCGAGACATCGGGGCGGCTGATCACCTGCATCGGCTTCGCCCCGACTCCCCATATCGGCCTCGTCATCCCCTTCATTAAAGCCAATCGTGCTTTGTACTGGAAGACCGCCGCCGAGGAGATCGCCGCTTGGCGTTGGGTCAAGCGGATGTGTGCGCTTCCGAAAAAGGCAGTGTTTCAGAACGGACTCTATGACATGCACCACCTCTGGCGGAACTACGGCATACCATGCCTGGCAGCGGAGCGCGGCGAGGACACGATGCTACTCCACCATGCCCTCCAGCCGGAGATGGAGAAGGGCCTGGCCTTCCTGGGTTCCGTCTATTCCGATGAAGCTGCATGGAAGTTTATGGGCAGGCAAAAGGTCGGGACCATTAAGAAGGAGGACTAACCGTGATCTACCTCGCATCCCCCTATACCCACGAAGACCCCGCCATCATGCAGGAGCGTTTCGAGCAAGTCCAGACCTTCACCATTTATATGATCCGCAAGGGCGCGATCGTGTTTTCCCCCATCGTGTACTGTCATGAGATGGCAGTCAAGGCCGATCTTCCGAAAGACGCGCTCTTTTGGCAGAAGCAGAATGCCGACATGCTTCGGCGTAGTGATTATTTCATGGTTCTTAAACTCCCCGGTTGGGAGACTTCGCGTGGCGTCCAATGGGAACTGTCGATGGCCGAGGCACTGTTTCTTCCTATTGAAATGATCGAGGTTGAAATTGAGAGTAATTGAAACCCACACCCTGACGCCTACGACGACCCTGACCCAGGATGAAAACGATTGGGTCTACAACGGGCTTGACGTATGTGTGACCCTCGAGATCGTCCACAACCTGCTCGCGCAGCTTGATGACGTCGCCCGCCCGACCTACGAGTTCTCCAAATCCCTCCAAGGCCCGATCCTGGAAATGAACATGCGCGGGCTGCGCGTCGATCGGGAGCGGCGGGACGAAGTCCTGACACAGTACAAGTCCGACATCAAATTCTTGACCGAACAACTCAATGCCTTTGCCGAGGAGGGCATCGGCATGTCGGTCAATTGGGCCTCTCCCGCGCAGTTGAAGAAGTTGTTCTACGAAGTCCTCGGCCTCAATCCCATTAAGAAGCGCAACGCCCAGGGCATCTTCGCCCCGACCGTTGATCGCGAGGCGTTGGAGAAGTTATCCAACTACATGGTGGCAGAGCCCATATGTGAACGACTCCTGTTGATCCGCGACCTCGATAAGAAGCGCCAACTTCTCGAGACCGGTATCGACCCCGACGGGCGGATGAGGACTTCGTTCAACATCGCAGGGACCAACACCGGGCGTCTCGCCTCAGCCATGTCGGACATGGGCACCGGACGGAACCTGCAAAACATCGACCGCGAACTACGTTCAGTCTTCATCGCCGATCCCGGCATGAAGTTTGGTAACTTAGATTTGGAGCAAGCAGATGCACGGAATGTCGGAGCTTTATGTTGGAACTATTTCGTTGACAGCCACGGTACAGATTTCGCTGGACGGTTCTTGGACGCATGTGAGTCGGGCGACCTTCACACAGCAACCTGCAAACTTGCTTGGACCGAACTGCCCTGGCCCGGAACTCCAAAGGGAGATCGAGCTGTTGCTGAACAGATTGCTTACCGGCAAGACACATATCGACAGCTTGCCAAAAAGCTAGGCCACGGCACGAACTACTACGGCACCCCTCGCACGATGGCAATGCACACCAAGACCGCCGTGCGCTTGATCGAGGACTTTCAGAACCGGTACTTCACAGGCTACCCTTGCATCAAGTTGTGGCACGAACACGTCAAACACATGCTCAAGTACGACGGCCAGATCACTACCTTGATGGGGCGCAGGCGGTTCTTTTGGGGCAGGCACAACGACGATACAACGCTCCGCGCAGCCATCGCCTATGCGCCACAGTCCATGACAGGAGACCAAATCAACACCGGCATGTTGAACTTGTTCCGAACGCAGAAGGTCGAGCTTCTCGTCCAGGTCCACGACTCCATCCTCTTCCAGTTCCCCGAGGACCAAGAAGAGTCCATCATCCCCTTGGCGATGGAGAAGCTCCGCGTACCTTTGACCCTCGCACGAGGTCGCGAGTACACCGTCCCTGTCGATGCCAAGGTCGGCTGGAACTGGGGCGATACAGAACACGATAAGCAGGGCAACCTCACAGGCAACGAAGATGGATTGATGAAATGGAAGGGAAGCGACCAGCGCAAACGTCAAAGGGGCTCGCGGCGCTCGTTGAGCAGCCTCCTGCTGTAAAGCCTCGTCACGTCGCTGATTGGGTCGATACCTTTGTCGAGTACACTTCGGGTTTTCCTTCGCCCGAGGTCTTCAAGAAGTGGGGCGCAATCGCCACCATTGCGATGGCGCTTGAGCGAAAGGTCTGGCTCCGGACTAACATCGGGGAACTTTACCCGAACCTCTACATCATGGTCATTGCACCGCCGGGAGTAGGAAAGACGATCATCACTTCCACAGTGCATGATTTTATTTCCAACCTTTCGACGCACTTCATCGCGCCATCCTCGGTCAGCCGGGCGTCGCTGATTGACGCTCTGATGGAGGCCGAACGAAAGGTCATCGACCACAAGGCCTCATCACCAGTAAAGACCTTCCACTCCCTCGCGGTCATCCAGAACGAGATGGGCGTGTTCCTGCCGATGTACGACACTGAGTTCATGGCGACCCTGACCGACCTCTACGACGGTAAGCAGTACCATGAAAAGAAACGATCCAAGGACATCAACAACACGATGGCCAACCCGCAGTTGAATTTGTTCTGCGCTACCACGGTCGCGTACTTGCACGACACAATGCCGGAGCAGGCGTGGGATCACGGGTTCTTGTCGCGCACGATCCTGATCCACTCAGGCGAAATGACCATTCGTTCCCTCTTCGACATCATTGACGCCCCAGAGTTGATGAAGAAGAACCTTATCGAAGACCTGAAGTCAATCGGTTCGTTGATGGGAAGGTTTACGTTTCAGCTTGAGGCCGCGAAGGCGATCGACGCTTGGCACCAAGCGGGCGGACCACCGAAGCCCGACCATCCCAAGTTGCAACATTACGGAACCAGGCGCTCTGCCCACATCCTCAAGCTTTGCATGATCGCTTCCGTGTCAAGGTCCAACGACATGATTATCACAATTGAGGATTACCACCGTGCCCTCGGTTGGCTCTTCGAGGCCGAAAGTTTCATGCCTGACATCTTCAAGTCCATGTCCATCGGCGGCGATGCAAAGGCCATCGAGGACACGTACTATTGGGCCTACAAAATGTATATGAAGAAAGGTGAGCCGTTGCCCGAAGCCGCCCTAATCGAGTACTTGCAGAACAAAGTCGCCTCCCACTCCGTCGAGCGTATCCTGCAGTTGATGGTCAAGTCTCGGCTGTTGGAGAAGACGCTCGACGGTTATCGTCCACGAGCAAAGAAGGATAATTGAAATGGATAAGATGAAAGAACTTATGTCGCGTTGCAAGTGTGGTGTATATTTAATCATTAACGAGCATCGAGATTATTATCAGAAAGCAGAAGATTACCTGGAAGAGATACAGACCAGGCAACCGGAAAATCCATTAGAAATTGCAGCAGATATTCGCGCAAAAATGATTGAGTTGAACTACATTATTGATTTGCAATTTTACCCTAACACACCAATCAGTTCGTACAGTATTTATCATTATGATCTTGACATGGCACTAGATGAGGCGTTGGCTTGTTTTAAGTCCTAGCGCTCGCCGGGATGACGAGGACCGTGGCGGCTGCCTTTGATCGGTTGCCCCGTCCGCACAGCTTCCGCCACCTTCGCTGCATGTTCCGGCGTGAAGTCCTTCGCCACGAGTTTCAACAGTTCAGGCGCCAGTCGATCCCACAACAGGTCAACCAGCAGCGCATAAAAACGGGGGTCTTGAAATGCACGATAAGCACCAAGACCCCCGCCGACGCCGACCGCCAGCAACACGAAAAGTAATGCCAGCGTAGTCAGCATGTCACTGCACCGGGGGCTGGACTTTGAACAGACCGCCGAGGCCGTCACGGAAAATGTTCATTCCGATCTTGATGACCTTGTCACCCAGGAGCACCCATCCGGCGACCATTGCGGCAGACTCGGCGGACAGGCCAATCTGCGTCCAGTCGTAGGTGATGAGTGCGGCGACAATGAAGCCGATGAAGTTCAGGATATTGTGGATGGCGTTGGTATTCATCAGGTTCCCTTTCACTTAAACCACGCCTTGATTTTTCCCCAAAGCGACGGCGCGGGTGGCGCAACGGGGGCAGGCACGACGGGTTCAAACTTCGGTGCAGGGGCTGCGACGGTCAGGAACAACTCCCGTTCCGCCGTCCTCCGATTGACGAGCCCCTGCACCACCTTTCCCCCGGCCTTCTTCCAAAGTAGGAATGAGTTAGCAGCCAGTTCCACATTCCCCGCATTGAAGTGCCGGACGATGGAGGACTTGGAAAAGCCCGCCACACCGATGTTATAACACAGCGAAATCATCGCGTCAAATTGATTTTGCATCGGGACTTTTGTCAGCGCCTTGCTGACCCCCGTTTCATACTTAACCAAGTCCCGGACCAGAATGTCTTCCGCCTCGGCCTGGGTGATTTTCATCCCCGGCTCGACCTTGGGCGGACCCGCCATCGAGGTGTGGCCGTAACCGATTGTCCAAACTCCAACGAGGTCTTTGTACGCTTCGAGTTCGCAACCCTCGAACCGCTTGATCAACTTGATACCGTGTGAACTTGTCTTCATTTACTTCTCCTTCGTTCGACGTTCAGGGAGGGGCGCAGAGGCTTCTACCATGTCCAGCAACTGTCGGAAGTAGAACAGGTTCTGGAACGGCAGCATCAGCCGTAGTTGGTGAATGGTTGACTTCGTCGGCTCGTCAATGCCAGCAATAAAATTGCCAGACTTTTCCAACAGATCGAACGAGGGGCCAAGCAACGCCTCCGTCAAGTCTCCTCCATCCCGGCGTGTCGTCGGCGAGCCGCTCAGGTTCGCGTACTTACGAAGCAGGGGGATGCGTTCTGCCACGCGCTGGACTTCGGAGAAGACGCCGAGGACGCCGGATCGAGCGATCGCCTCGTCAGCGAACTTTTCCCAATTCCCATCCTCGATCGCTTGGTACATTTCTTCTTCGGCCTTGCCTCCGACCGACTTGGCCCAGAGGAAGTACGACACCATGCCAAGTCCAAGCGACAACATGACTCCGTTGAAGAACGCAGCGTCGTGTTCTTGAAGTCCGGCCATGAGGGTCTTCTGCGTTGAGACTAGCCCGAAGGACTTGAACTGCGCCAACATCCTTCCGAGCGTATTCGCGTCAGTCCAGTTCGGCCTGCCAAAGCCTGGCGTGACGATCGTCGCATCGACCTCTCCACCGAGTGCCGCGCGATAGGCTCGCCGGGCGAAGGCTACCGCCGGATCGGCTACGTTCCAATCCTCCGTGTTCGGCAGCCAAATCCCATTGACCTTTCCGCCACCCTTACCGTTCGTTACTTCTTTCCAGATCGTCTGTGCAATGTCCTCGGTGATGTTGTTCCGGGCGAGGAACTCCGTCGCCTGTGCCATCTCCTTTGCCGAGGCTTTGACATCTCCCATGACCATCGCAATGCTGTCGAGCAATCGTGTGTTGACCACTCCGGCGGTGATTTGCTTGATCGCAGAGTTCCACTGATCGAACAGACCAAACGTACCAAGTCGTGTCGCCATCAAGTGAATGCCGCGCTCGATCGCCGTCCCCCTGTTCGCGTCATCAAACACATCGGAGATCGAGTACATGCGAGTGTGCATGACTTGGTCGAGCGCCGTCCCCGCCCGCATTGCTTCCCTCTGCGATATGCGGATGGTCTTGAAGTTGGTGATCATCGGAAGAACTGCCGCCCGCATCGTCCGGCCGAGGCCATGCCGCATCACGATCCTCGCGATGTCGGGAATGGACGAGATGACCACACCGCCCATGAACCGG